TGCTGCTTCTGGGCCTCGATCAGCTTCGTGACGCCGCCGAGCCGGTGCCCGACGTAGCCCCCGAGATGCTGGTCCAGCTCCTTGAACTCGCCCGGCAGCGCCTCGTCGCTCCCCGGCCTCGGCTCCAGCCCCTTCAGCCGGCGATCGAGCGCCTCGATCGTCTGCCGCAGCTCCCGGTTGGCGTTGGCCAGCGCCTGGTAGCGCCGCTGGCCCCGCGAGCGCGGCCGGCTGTCAAGCCCGTCCGCTGGCTCCCCATCGGGTCCGTCGCCTTCCGCCCCCGGCTCGGTCTCCTCCCCCTGCGCCGCGCCCTCGGCCCCCTCCGCCCCCTCCGCGCCTTCGTCACCGGGCTCGCCGTCGGTGGCGGCGCCCGCCAGGTCATCGGCGGTCTCCGTCCCCTCGGTGCCCGCGGCCGGGTCGTCGTCCGATCCGCCCGCGATGGGCCCACGCCCTCGCGCGAGCAGCCACGCCGCCCGGTCGGTCACCTCGTGCCAGTCGCTGTTCCTGTCCATGCCGACGTCCTCCCGGTTTAACGCCTCGGCGGCGCATGCAGCGATGACGCCCGCTGCTGGCGAAACTGGTCCAGCTGCTCCCGCTCCTGCTGCCAGAGCAGACGCGCTCGGGCCGGGAAGCTCAGCAGCTCGGTATTCTCGTCTTGACGCCCCCGGAGGTAGGTCAGCTGGTCGGTCGTCACCGGGGGCTGGCCCTCGAGCGGCTGCGCGAGGCGCTTGACGAGCCCCTCGAGCTGCCGGCCGAGATTCTTCTTGCGCTGCTCGCGGACGCGGCAGAGCAGGCGCCAGGCGTCCGACTCGGCCAGAGCCTGCATCAGCGCGATCTTCCGATCGGCCTCCGCGATCACGAGGTCCAGGTCGAGCGCCGTCAGCTCGCCCGGGGGCGTCCCGCGGAGCACGTCGAGGCGCGTCTTAGAGCGTCGTGTCGCCATGTTCGTCCTCGAACGCTTCGACGTGATTCCGGATGCTGATCTCGCTCGGCTCGATATCGAGCGAACGCCCGTCCTCTCTCTCGGACAACCCCTTCACCGTGCCCTTGAGCCGGATCACGCACGACTTGCCGATCCTGAGCGCCTTCATATCGCCGGACGTCTTCAGACCCTTCTTGGGCCACGACAGATAAATCATCGGCTTCGACTTCGTGTTCGGGCTAGAGGGCATCATCGCCATGCGCGTCCTCGAAGTCCTTGATGCGCTGCATCCGCGCCATCCTCGCGGTCATCGCCGGCGCCTTCATCGGCTTCTTCTTCGCGCGGTCGGCGGCGAACTCGGCCGGCGTGTGGACCGTCCCCGTCGGGCCCTTCGCCTCGACGACGGTGCCTGTCTTCTTCGCGGCGCTGCCGCCGCGGACGGCGAGGCGAACCTTCTGACCCGTGCCCGTCGTCGTGACGCGGTAGCGGACGTTCTTCAGCGGCATCAGGGGCCTCCCGGCGCGCCCCCGGGGGCGGCCAGCATCGCGCGCGCCGGTCCCATGCCGGAGTCCGCACCCATCCGCGGCTTCATGCCGGCCTTCGCCCCCGCCGGGGCGGGCCCCCCGTTCGTGCCGCCCCCGGGCATCGCCGCAGACTGCTGGAGGAGCGCCGCCTGCTGCTTGACGAGCAGCTGCGTGGCGTGCGCCTGCTCGTGCTGGAGCAGCGTCTGGTGCTCGGGGCTGTCGGGCGGCAGCGCGCCGCGGGCGCGGGCGTGGCTCGCGATGTGCTCGGCGTCGTTGTCCTGCGGGGAGACCTGAATCGCGCGCCCCATCGCCACGAGCTGCTGCTCGAGGTCGGCCGGCACGGACTCGGGCGTCGCGTCGAGGATCACGCGGTCGGCGTCCTTCAGGCCCTGCGAGCGCCACCACGTCTTGAGGATGTACGCGACGTTGACCGACTGCCCGGGCGGGAGCTGGAGCCCCCGCAGCACGTTCATGAAGACCAGCATCTGCGCCGAGCGCACGGTCTGATTCTGCATCGTCGAGGTGCCGAGCCACTCGTAGGCGTAGTCGCCCGCGAAGGTCTCGCGGTTCACCACGATGGCCGCGCCCCGGCTGCCCGCCATGCGGAGCGTCTGCTCGTCGGAGAGGAACAGGGCGTTCATCTTCGCCATCCACCCCAGGAGCGGCTCCCAGAAGTTCTCCTCCTGGAACTCGACGAACTCCTTGGCTTCGGAGCCGGCGAGCATCTGGAGCATCTGCATCCCGCCGAAGGTCCGGGCGCCGCGGGGCTGCGCGGAGGCGGCCGGGCTGCCGCTCGCGGCGGTCGGCGAGCCCAGGTTCTCGTTGATGAGCTGGTGCAGGAAGGCGAGCTTGTCCTTCTGGCTGTACGCCGCCTCGGGCGGGCGGTCGAAGCTCACGGCGTCTTTCGGCGCCGGCACCTTGGCGCCCGGGTAGATGGCGATCGCCTGGTAGTCCTCGACGACGTTGGGGTCCACCAGCACGATCGGGTTGTTGGCGAAGCTCGAGGCGTCCGCGTCCTGATTCGACACGTCGTTCAGGTGGATCTGCAGCCGATCGGTCGCCTCCGTGCGCGCGTGCGGCCAGTGCTCCCCGATCATCTCGCTGTCGCGCACCTCGAGATAGGGCGCCCGGCCGTAGGCGTTGCGCTGCAGGCGGATCGGCACCTCCTCCCACGCGAGCGTCAGGATCACGGGTTCGGGCCCGAGGCGGAAGCGGTCCTTGAGATCGAAGGCCGACAGGTAGCAGTGCGTGATGAAGGCGAACTGGCCGTCGGTCAGCTCGTCCTCGGTGATCCCGAGCTGGCGGAGGCGCTGCTGGCGCTGCTGCAGGGCCTCGCTCCCGCTGGTCCCGCTGCCCGCCGCGGACTTCGCCCGCGCGAGGTTCGTGTAGTTGTCACGGTCGGCCTGCAACTCGTCGAGGCTCACCACGGCGTCCTCGTACACGAGCAGCGCGTCCTCCAGGCGCAGCCCCGTCATCGGGTAGACGCCGAAGCTGAAGAAGTCCACGGGCTCGAACTCGGGACCGTTGTAGAGCACGCGGCGGCGCTGCGTGACGCCGAAGCCCTTCCCGTCCGGACCCGGGCCGATCGCGCTCTCCGTGCGCTCGACCGTCTTCCACCCGACCCGCACCGGGGTGAGGCCGCAAATGAAGGCCTGCCGGTACGTCGGCCGGGCCAGGCGCTTGACGGCCATCTGGCGGAGCTGCTGGCGCAGGAGGGCCCGCTGGCCGTCGAGGTTCTTCTCGAACTCCGGGGCGGTCGCCTGCAGGTCCCACCACTCGTCCGAGGGGAACGTCTCGCGGATCGTGCTGCTCACGAGGCGCTCGACGCCCCGGCGCACGGCGGGGATGTAGGTGTTCGCGCGCCCGACGTAGAAGCGGTCGTCCGTGACGAGCGCCCACTGGTTGTAGCGGCGCAGGGCCTTCTTGTCGATCGTCTGGCGGTTCCGGCGGACGTGCGTCAGCATCGGCAGCGCGAGCTTCACGGCGCGCCGGGCCGTCTCGGCGTCCCTGGCGTGGTTCGTGTAAAACGCCTTGGGGCTGTCGAGCGGGATCGGGCTCGCGCGGCGGATCTCCACTACGGGAAGACCTCCGTGACCAAGTAAAAGACGATGGTGCCCTGACTCAGATTCGTCGCCGCGCCGTCGCCGAGGTTGCCGGTGCCGCTCGTGATCCGGTAGGTCACCGTCGTCGTGCCCGACCACGACATCAGCACGCCGTTGAACAGCGCGCCGTTGGCGCTCCGGGCGGCCGCGTTCATGGTGGCCCCGAGTTCCGCATCCGCGTCGCCGAACTGCGCGGCCGCGGCGTCGAGGTCCATCGAGGCCAGCAGTTGCGTGCCGCCCGCGCTCGTGCCGAGCGTGCCCGAGAGCGTCGCGGTCGTGCAGACGGCGGTGCAGGCGTAGGTCGTCGTCAGGTCCGCGATGACGGCCTTGAGGAACGCCTTGGCGGGGAGCGTGGCGATGGTGAGGTCGCACGTCGTCGCGGCGGCGACGCAGTTGGTGGAGAGGACGGTGACCTTGTAGACGACGGAGCGGGCGGAGCCCGGGGCATTGACCGTGACGCCCGTTCCCGAGCCCGCCGTGACCTTCGGCGCATCGAGCCAGAGGTCGGCGGTGGCGTTGACCATCGCCTGCTCGCTGTCGAGCGCAAGGTAATACGCCGGGTTGGCCCCGTTGGGCACCCCGATCTGCATGATGCCCTTGCGGGAGCTGGCCGTCGAGGTCCATTGGTTCGTGTGGGTGAGGCGGAGGACGTAGTAGGGATAGACGAGGTCGTCCGTCGCGCCGAGCCCGAACGACATCCCGATGCCCGCCCCGGCCGTGGAGCGGAAATTCTGAATGTTGAATGGGTTGACGACCGCGTTCGTGTCGACCATGATTTGCAGTCGGCCGTCGGGATTGCCCGTGCCGTTCGTGTTGTCGTTGCCGACCTCGCCGACGTAGATAGTGCCCGTCGTCGACACGACCAGAGGGGTCGCCGTCGCATAGCCGAGGTTGAGATTGCCCACCGACGACCGCACCGTCTGGGAGGCCGCGGCGCCCTGAAGCGCGAGATACTCGCCTCCCGTCGCCGTGCCGTACACACGAAATTCCTGCGAGACCTCACCATTCACCAGGCCGAGGACGGCGGTGGAGATCTGCGTCAGCCCCGTCGCGGGCCACTGAAGACTCGGCGCCGCCGTCGTGCCGGCGGGGAGGAGGATCTTCTCGTCGATCGTCAGCGTGTCGAGGGTCGCGTCCCCGCTGATGGTGACCGGCAGCGGGTCCGCCGCCGTCACCTCGGTCGGCCCCGTCGGATCCGCCTTGGTCCACATGAGCAGCGTCGAGAGGGCGGACCAGCGCGGGGCGTCGGCCCGGGCGGTGGCGAGCCCCCCCAGACCGAGGATCAGCAGGACCGCGAGACCGCGGAGCGCGAGACGCCGGCGCATCAGTAGCCCTGGACGGGCACGGGGTTCGTCGTACTCGCCTCCACGGGTCCGCTCGTCGCGTGCGTCCACATCACGAGCCCGGACTGCGCCCCCCAGCGCGGGGCGTCGGCCCAGACCGCCCCCGCGCCAGCCAGGGCGGCGCCGAGCAGGAACGCGAGCAGGAGATCGAGCCCGCGCGTCATGGCTTCAGGATGTTCGTCACGCGGTAGGTGCCGCTCGCGGGCGTGCACGCCGCCGTCGTCTGCTTCGTGTAGGTCAGCGCCAGCGTGTTGAGCGCCGACACGCGCGCCCCGCTCATCGGGCAGGCGGCCGTCTGGGACGGCGGCGAGACGAAGACCGCCCCGCCCGGGAGCAGGCCGCTCACGGTGTAGGTCTCCTCGAAGGAGGTCTCGGTGTTCAGCGGGCCGCCCGCTGCATGCGCCGCCGGGGTCAGCGACGGGGAGAAGATCTGCATCAGCACGCCGCCCGGGAGGACCACGTCCTCCGCCACGACCACGGCCGGCGCCGCCACCGCCGCCAGGAGCCCCAGAATCGCCGTCCATCGCCTCATCGTCGTGTCCTCCGTGTGCTCATCAGGTGCGCGCCGTGGCCGCGCCGAGCACCACGCAGGCCGGCACGGCGATCGAGGCCAGATGCATCGGGTGCAGCCCCACCACCAGCACGGCGAGGGCCGCGGCCGCCCCGCGCCAGGGCGAGCGCCACCAGGCCGCTCGGTGCGCGAGGATCCAGAGCCCGAGGACCGCGAGCGCGAGCGCCCCGCCCTCGAACCCGAGCCGCACGAGGTCGCTGTGGGCGGCGGCAAAGAGTTCCGGGGGCCAGCCCTGGCCTGCGGCGACGATCTGGCGCGCCGTGATCGCCTGGGGCCAGGCCCCGGGCCCGTAGCCCGTCAGGAGCGTCACGGGGACGGCCCAGAGGTCGTCCCACGCGAGCCGCCAGACCGCCAGCCGGTTCAGCGCGCTGTCCGGGCTCCACCCGCGCGCCCAGACGGCGCCGAGCGCCCCCAGGACGCCGAGCGCGAGCGCGCCGGCCCGCGCCCGGCGCGATCCGGACGGCCGGAGCGCCAGCCCGACGATCACGGCCGCCGCGGCGAGCCAGGAGCGGCTCAGGACGACGCCGACGAGCAGGATCGGCAGGACGGCCAGCGGGGCCAGGGGCGCCAGCAGGGCCAGGAACGCCCCGAGGTACTTCGGATTGCCGAGCGTGCCGTGCCAGACGACGTAGGGCGGCGCCTCCGAGCCCCACCAGAGGGGATCCCACCGGAACGCCTGCCCGAGGGCATAGAGCGCCTCCCCGGCGGCCGTGGCGACGAGCAGGACGCGCAGGATCGGCCCCGCGCCACGCTCGACCGCGCCCCGCGCCGCCACCAGGACGGCCGCCCCGCCCGCGAGCCACAGCGCGGTCGCCAGCGCGATCCAGTCGCGCGCCGCGACCGCCCCGAGCGCCCCCCAGAGCACGAGGAGGCCGAGCCAGCGGTCCCCGCGCGTCAGGGCGGCGCCCCCGAGGGCCAGGAGCGCGGCCACGAAGACGTAGAGGGGCGTCTCGAGGATCGCGGCGCCCGGCGTGGCGACCGGCGCCACTCGGACCGCCGCCGTCCAGGGCAGCAGCGCCGCGAGGAGGCCGACCGCGAGCCCGAGCGCCCTCATCGCCCGTTCACCAGGTAGCCCGCGCCCCGCATCGCCTCGTCCCACGCCCCTGGGCCGCCCGCGACGTGGCCCGCCGTGTCCGGGCGCGTCGCCAGGCCGTAGCCGGAGACCTCGTTGACCGGAAACGGGCGCCCCGGACGTTGGCGCGGGCGGTCAGGCGTCTTCGTGCACATCACACCGTAGCGGAGCGCGTCCATCGCGTCGATCCAGGGGTGCTCGCGCGCGATCTCGCCCGACGCCTTGCGATAGTACCGGCCCTCGAGCGCCTCGATCAGCACCCGGTTCCACCGTGGGTCGACGAGGAACGCCGGGTCGCCGCTCGGCAGCGTCAGGGTCATGAGCCGCTCGAGCGCCTCGAGGCCCGGCTGCACCAGCCCGCCGACCCATTTCGGGCTCCAGCCGAAGCTCCGGAGCACCTCGACGGACTTCAGGCCGTCGTCCTTGTCCTGGTTGCCCGCCGGGTCGCAGTAGTCGCGCCGGTTCGGCCAGAGATCCCCGAAGCGCTCGAGCGTGAAGCCGAGCGTGCGCTCGACGAAGCTCCGGAGCTGCACCGCCTCGCCGACCAGGGAGCCGAAGACGCGCAGGCCGTTGTCGCGCGTGCGCTGAAACCACACGCAGGCCGGAAAGCCCTTGCCGAAGTCCCAGCCGTGGCGCATCGGCAGGGCCGGATCGGGCTCGAGCGCGCGCAGGTGCGTGTCCGCGCGGTAGGCGAGGCGGAAGACGGCCGTCAGGGCGCCGGCGTGGGCGTTCAGCTCCATCTCCCGCTCCCACTTGGTCGGCGGATACCCGACTTTCGCGCGCTCTTTCCACTCCGGCGCCGCCTTTTCCGCGTCGGCGCTGTAGTGGAGCGAAATCACGCGCACGCCCTTCACGCCGCCTCCTCCGCGAGCGCCAGCCCGACGATCACCACGGCCGTCCACGCGACCGTCGCCACGCGGAACGGGAACCACGCGAGCGACACGAGCGCGAGGCTCACGAGCGCCCCGCCGAAGCGGCCCTGGAGGGCCCGGCGGTGCGCCCAGCAGAAGCCGGCGAGCAGCCCGACGCCCACCACCCCGTACTCGAACGCGACCTGCACGTACTCGTTGTGGGCCTGGACGAAGATCTCGCGCGCCCCGCGCGGCGCCACGCGAACGAGTTGCATCGGGTCGGCGACCGAGGCCCACGCCGCAGGGCCGAGCCCGAGCCACGGCGAGGCCCAGAGCCAGCCCGCGAGCCCCTGGCGCGCGATGTCCAGGCGATTCGTCCACGCCTCGGCCGCCACGCCCCCACGCGCCCACCAGACGAGCGCGAGCGTGACGAGGGCGAGCGCCCAGGCGCCCCAGGTGCGCGTGCGCCAGCGCAGGAGGAGGCCGACCGCGGCGGCGCCCACGGCGACCGTCGAGTAGGAGAGCAGCAGGCCGACGAGGAAGACCGGCACGAGCCAGAGTGGAGCCAGCGGGGCGAGGAGCGCCAGATAGGCGCCGTAGAGCCCGTGCTGGCCGAAGGTGCCCTGGAGCAGCAGCGCCCGGCGGGAGACGCGCCAGCCGAGCCAGAGCGGGTCCAGGCCGGCCAGCTGCGCGAGCGCGTAGAGCGTTTGCGCCACGCCGCCGGCCACGAGGGCGGCGAGCGCCCAGCGTCGCCACCGGAGCGTCCCGGCGGGCAGCGTGACCGCGGCCCCGAGCGCCGCCCCGCGCCACCGGAGCGTCCAGGCCCCGGCGGCCCCGGCGAACGCCGCGCGGGCGGGCAGCGCGCCGACCGCGACGATCGTCACCGCGCCGAGCGCGATCGGGAGCACGGCCTCGGCCATGCCCGGCCAGCCGATGCGGAAGAGCGACAGCCCCGCGTAGGCGACGAAGGCGCCGAGCCAGGGTTCGTGGATCGCGACGGCCGCCCCGACGAGCACGAAGGCGGCGACCGCGAGCGCCGTCAGCGGCGTTTCGAGGATCGCCCGCGACGAGGAGAGCCAGAGCGCGGCCGACCACGCGGTCAGCCACGGCAGGCAGACGGCGAGCCCCGCGAGCGCGAGGCCGCCGAGTGCCTGCATCGGCCGCGTCATGCGTCGCCCTAGTGATCCAGCCGGTTGAAGGTGACGAAGACGCCGTAGAGGTTGTAGATCCCGTTGCCGCCCTGCGGGATCTCGACGCCGAACTCGAGGTTCAGATCGACTTGCGACGCGATGTAGGCCGCGGTCGTCAGCGTCGCGGTCGTCACCTGGGGCTCCGGGTCCGACGCGCTCGGCATCGTCGGCGACGCCACCAGGTTCTCCCCGCACGTGATGGCGGTGTTGTTGGCGTAGGTGCAGGAGGCCAGGCGCCCCCATTCCGTGAAGGTGGACCCGGGGGCCGCGGAGAACTGGTGCACGATCGAGACGGTCTTGAGCGCGTAGCCCTTCTGCACCCCGAGCCGCTGCAGCCACGAGTTGAGCGAACAGACGATCTTGAACGGCGCGAGCGAGGGCCCCGAGGACCAGTGCAGGCTCCACTGGTTCAGCCCCTGCCGGGACGCGACGAGGGTCTTCGCGCCCTGCACGCCGGAGACGGTGATCGTGTTCGCGATACAGCCCTGATAGGCCGGGATGAACGCCCAGCCGTCCGTGTCGGCGACCAGCTGGTTCAGCTTGCCGGCCGTCGTCACCTGCACGCCCGAGGTCGCCGACGGGCCGATCGTGATCGCTTTCGCGGTGTCGGCCGGTTTCACGGCGTTGGTCGTGATCTCGGCCCACTGCGCCTCGGCCGGCCACGCGACCCAGAGCGCCGCCGCCGCCATCAGGGCCACCGCCAGGACACTCGGCCAGAGTCTCCGCTCGTTCATCGCGCGCTCCTTCTTCGCCGGCCCGGCCGGCTGGTCCGTGGTGATCACCGCGCGGCCCGCCGCCGCAGCGTCCCGTCCCGCATCGGCCCCAGCAGCCGATCGAGCGCCAGCAGGCGCGCCTGGTGCTCGCGCCGCTCCGAGGTCCCGAGGTCCGACAGGTCCGCCCCGAGCTTCCAGGACTCCGCGACCGCCCGGCCGAAGTCGGCCCGCAGGCGCCCGTAGACCTGCGGGAGCCACTCGTCCATCGCCCGCCCGCGCGCCGCCTGCCAGCACTGCACGGCGCCCCGCTCGGCCTCGGCGTCCTTCGCCTCCCGCGCGCCCTGCGCCCGCGCGCCGCAGACCGCCCACTCGACGGCGTGGCTCCGGCCGTGGTCGAGATGGACGGCGTAGGCGTCGGCCAGGGCCTGCGCCCCGGCGACGTCCCGGCCGGCGCGCCACTGGCCGTAGAGCCCGGACCCCCAGAGCGCGAGCGCCGCCAGCGTCGCGGCGACGAGGACCAGGTCGATCCGATCCCGCGCCGTCATGCCGCCAGCCCCCGGCAGAGCCGATGGTGGAAGCTCCCCGCGTGGTGCACCGTCGACAGCGCCACCAGCCGCCCCGTCCGGTTCACGTCCCCCTTGATCGTCGCCAGCCCCGCCGCGTAGCTGTCCTCGAAGTCCTCGTCCGGCTCCCAATGCTGGCACTCGTCCATCAGCAGCGAGGTGAACGTGTACATCCGCGTCTGGTTCGGCCCGTTCGGCAGCGCCACCAGCTCCGCGTGGATCTCCGGGAACTCCACCTTCCCCCGAATCGCCCGCGCCCGGGCCTTGGGACTGTCCGAGAGCGGCCCGTACCGCTGCGCCTCGGCCGGCAGCGCCTGGTAGCTCAGCGCGAACCGCTCGACCAGCTCGCACGCCTTGTCGTAGTTCAGGCTCTGGATGGCGTTGCGCGTCCCCGGCCGCACCATCACCTGCCACCCGAGCAGCTCGACGAAGAACCACGAGCAGATCATCTGCCGCGACTTCTCGAGCAAGACGATCCCCTCGGACTCCCACGGCGCCCGCCGCCACGCCTCCCCGAGCACCCGGAAGTACGGCTTGTGCCGCCGCCCGTGCGCCGCGCAGATCGAGAGCCCCCCCCGCAGGGCGATCCGCTCGTTGGCCGCCTCGTCCTGCGCGCAGACCGCGCAGAGCGGAAAGGGCCGCACCGCCGGCTCCCCCTCCGGCGCGTGCTCGTCCAGGGTCTTCGCGAGCCCGAGGAACACGTAGGGCGAGGCGCAGATCCCGTCCCAGAGGCGCTGCGCCAGAGCCGCGCGCTCGGTCTTGGTGAGGCGGGGCGCCGCCTGAGAGGCTCTGGGCGCGACGCGCGCCGCCGGGGGGGCCATCAGGCCCTGACCTCGGGGGCGATCGGGGCACCCGGAGGCGCCACGGCCCGCAGGGGGGGGATTTCGGGGACGGCGACCACGGGCGGGGGGGCGATTCCTGGACGTGGTGTGTCGGAGGAGAGGACCGGCCGGTGCACCCGCCCCAGGCCCATGGGGCCCCCGTTCGGCGCCGCGGCCGCGCGCGCGTGGCACGCCCGGCACGCCCCGCAGAGCACGCAGGCCGGGCCCGCGTGGCCGCAGGTCGGCGCGACGTCGGCCGCTCGGCCGGCCAGGCGCACCGCGGCGCGCCAGGGCCAGCCGCCCGCGTGCAGCCGGCAGGCGTCGAGGGCGGAGGCGAGGCGGTCAGGGCAGGCGGGAGGCGGCAGCGCGGAGGCGTTTGGCTGCGCGCTCCGCGGCAAGGTGGGGGGCGCAGAAGGTTCGTCCTGGCAGGGCCGGGGCCACACAGCGCCGACAGCCGCCGCGCAGGCGTTGGCGGGCCTGCCACGCCCGTTGCGACTGCCTGGTGCGCTCTCGTCGTTCCTCCGGGCTGAGACGCGGTCGGCTGGCGGCGTGTTCGGCGATGTGGGGGCCGCGCTCGACCAGCCGGAGGTGATCGGGACGCACGCACTCACGAGTGCCGCAGGCGTGATGGAGCACCATGCGCTCGGGGATCTGGCCGTTGACGTGCACCCACGCGACGCGATGCGCGTAGCGGCCATTGAATCGCGCGTAGCCTGCCGGTGTAACCGATCCTGCCCAGCGCCAGCACCCGGAGAGTCTCGGCGCCCTGATCCTGACCTGGAGCGGTCGAGGGAGAATGGTGATTCGCATGCGTGAGTGATAACACGCATCGGCGCTCGTGTCAACAGATGGTCGCTATTCATCAACGCATCCGCCATGATCCGAAACAGCTTCTCGTAATAGCTATTACGACTCGTTCGGGCGCACCGCGTCACTCCTCGCCCTCCCCCTCAGCTGCCGGCAGCGCCGCCGGCACGACCAGCCCGAGCACCGCGAGCGTGTCGACCAGCTCTGTATCACTCAGGCGCGGGGTGGTGACCTCGAGCCGCGTGGTCTCAGGCAGCGCGCGGCGCAACAGCGCGTCGATCGCCTGGTGCTTGGCCTTGAGACCGTAGTGGACCTCGTTCGCGAGGGAATCCGGGAGGTTGGCGACGCGGAGCAGCTGTTGTACGAGCGGGCCGCGCAGCCGCGACCAAGCGCGCTCGCCGTCGCCGTCAGCGAGCTGGCGGAGCGCCTCGGCGTCGAGCGCTGGGACGAGCGGGGCTCCGGCCTCGAGCCCGTGCTGGGCGAGACGCCGGTCGAATTCCGCCACGTTCGTCAACGGGCTGGGCATCGCCGGGAGGCAGTGTAACCCCGGTCGCGGCCTCCAAAGGCGCTATTCCCACTTGGGAATGCCGGTATGAGATGCCAGACATAAACGTCTTGACATCGACGCCGTAGCGCACGGCCTGCACGCGCCGGATCTCATCGCTGGTCCACAGCCTGACCTTGCGCGGGTGCGAGCTGACGCGCGCGTAGCGTGTGGGGACACCGGCGCGCGTGCCCAGGATGCGGAGCCAGCGCGCCGAGATGCCGAGCAGGCGCAGGACGACCGGGGTGGACCACAGGGGCTGGAGGCTGTCGATCATCGGGTCTCTCTCTTTCCCTGCGGGGTGGCTCTGGGGTCGGTCTGATCTCGCCTCGAAGGGCGCCTGAAGGAAGCGCCCGGAGGGGCGATGTCCTGGCGTTCTGGTGTTGGAAGGGGGTCTGGGGGGAACCAAACCGGGACAGATTTCTCTCTCTATAGGGTGTCCCGGTTTGGAACGGACGGCTAGAACGGTGGATCATCTTCGCCAGGCTCCCTGGTGTGTCCCGGTTGGGCACCGTCCATGTCCCGCTTTCTATCTGTGCGCGCCCACAGCTGTTCGTTGCCTCGTCCGCCGTCTGTCCCGGAAAGCCGGATCACGTTGTCCCGCTTTTCGAGGCGCTGCAGCGTCTTCTTGGCAGACGCGGGCGTGACCTCCAGTTCTTCGGCCAGTTGACGGGCGGTCTTCGGGGTCCGAAGCGCATCGAGCACCTGTTGCGGCAGGCTCGCCCAGCCCATCTCCGCCTGCCCGGCCCGGACCGTCAGGGTGCCTGGATCGGTCCAGCGGAAGTCGAGCGCCGACGGCCTGAGCATCTCCCCCTCGTTGGCCTTGCGGTGGTAGAGCGTGAGCGTGTACCCGGGCTCGCCCTCGCCCGTGGCCTCGCTCCGCCGGGCCTCGATCGTGCTCCGAGCCAGGTTCTGGACGAACACGCTCCCGAAGGGGCGGCCTGGGGCGCGGACGTCGGCGGTCTGCTTGCTGACGTGCGCGAGGATGAGCACGGTCACGGCGAGGCTCCGGAGACCCAGGAGGGCGGGCACGACGGCCGACGCCGTCTCGGGCTCGGGGCCGCACGCGGGGGCCAGGCTGTCCGCGATCACGAGGTCCACGTGCTCGCGCGCGACCTCGGCGCGGAGCGCCGGCAGATCGTCGAGCAGGGGCCGCCGCATCGTCCGGTGGAGCAGCGCGCCGTCCACGGGCGTCGAGCCGAGGCCCCGGGTCAACCGCCAGAGCCGCGCCTGTTGCTCGTCGCGCCCGCTCTCCCAGTCGAGGTAGAGGACGCGGCGAAGCGGGGCCACCCGCCAGCGCGCGCTGAGGGGGCGCGCCAGCAGCCCGGCCAGGGCCAGCGCGAGCGCGAGGTAGCTCTTGCCCACGCCCCCGTCGCCGAACACGACGGAGAGTTGCCCGGCCGGGACCAGGCCCTCGACGAGCCAGTGGGCGGCCGGCGGCGGGGCGGGCACGAGCGCCACGGCCGGCTCCCCCGCCCTGAGGTGCCTGGCGACCAGCCGACACGAGCGGTCGAGCATCGCCCGCCAGTCCTGCCCCGGGTCCCGCTCCTCGAGCAGCCGCGCCAGCCCCGCCCGGCTCTGCGCGCTGGCGAGGTTCAGCCGCGACCACGACAGCTCGCCGGCCGCCACGCTGACCACGGTGACCTCGGCCGAGAGGCTGTCGCTGTGCTCGGCGACGCGGGCGAACTCGAGGGTCCCGCGCTCCGGCCAGACGACCCACAGACTGTCGCCGAGGGGTGTGAGCACGGGGTCGGTGGGCGTCACCGATGGGCTCGGCAGAACCAGCAGCGCCAGCCGCGCCCGTCGTTCTGATACCGACAGCGCGGGCAGATCCAGGGCTTCCAGGTCAGACCGGGAGCGTTCATCGCCCCACCTCCCCTAAGGTGGAGGGCGACGCCCTGCCGCTGAGCTTCACGGTCGTGGGCTTGGGCATCCTGCTCCTCCTGTGCATGGCCGCGCGCCGAGTCGCCCCGACGCGCGGCGGGTGCGCTACGGGGCTTCGGGCTCCGGCGGCGCCGGGGTCGGGTCGTCGGGCTTGGGGTCCGGCTTCTCGTCGCTCATCGGGGCTCACCTCCCTCCTGTGGTTGGCTTGGCACGATCTCCTCGAGCGCGTAATGGAGCAACGCCACAGCGTCTGCCTCGTTGTGGTCGTCGACGCGGCGCCATCGGCGCGCGACAGCCTCGAGCATCGCCGGCTTGTCGGCGTTGCCCTTGCCCGTCGTCCACTTCTTCAACGTCATGCCATTCACCGTGGTGTGCTCGAGGCCGTACCGCGCGCAGAATTCCTGGACCCGCGTGGCGAAGCCGAGCGCGATCTCGGCGGCCGGGCCAGACCGCATGACGAAGGGCTGCTCATAGACGACCAGGCCCACGCGCGCTAGGAAGCTGCACGACTCGGGCGCGATGAGGCCCTCGAGCCAGCGGTTGAACTTCACGTAGCGCATCCCGGCCGACTCGCCGCGCTTGACGTCGAACGTCTCGACGCCGCTCTCGAGGCGGCCGTTCTCGCGGAGGGCCCAGCCGGTGCGCGTGGCGAGGTCGAGGGCGAGGAGGTTCATCGCGGCAACCACGGCGCCATGCACGGCCCGCAGGTGACGGAGACCTGGCCGTGCCCGCAGATGGCAATCCGATCCTTGAGCCACTCGAAGAACTCCGCGGCCGGTTCCGCGCGCAGCTCGATCGGCTGCATCGGCGGGAGGTCGCGCGGGGAGAACTCGCCGCAGTCATCCCCGGCCGAGACGGCCGGCCAGATGAAATCTTGGGCCCCAGAAACCTCAGGACCCATCGCGCCCCCTCCTCTCAATCTTGTTCGTCATCGAGTTCCTCCTCCTCGTCGTCGCCGGGGTCGTCGTCCGGCTCGTCGTCGCACCGACAGTGGAAGGCACAGGCGCCGCAGTCCCAGCACGCGGCGGCTCGGCTGCATTTGGAGCACTCGGGGATCATCGCGTCCTCCTCGTGCGCTCAGCCACGCGCTTCCCCCCACACGCGGTCGAAGAGGGCGCAGATCGCTGCGGCGGCTTTGGGGGCGTAGCAGTCGTGTTCATTGAAGCCGTCTTTGCTGCGGCAGCACGCCGCAACCGGCATCCGCGCCATGACCTCCTCCCGCGTCGGCCGGCGCTCCCGCCAGTAGGCGCGCACGGCGGCGGCGAGGGCGGGCGCACAACGCCACTCAGCGCCGAGGCGCGCCTGAATCATCTCCGCCAGCGGGTCGCTCATCACCCCTCCTCCCCGCCCAGCCGGGCGAGCATCTCGGCGCGGATAGAGCGAGCGTTCGCACGCACGATCTTTGTCGGGGCAACCTGGTAAGTGCTCAACAATACACGCATAAGCTCGTCCTCGCTTGGCACCCGCGCGCGGGCGAACGCGAGGGCGTGGCGAGCTAACGCCTCGGCACACTCTCGACAGAGCAGGTGTGGCAACGCGAGATGATCGTGAATCTCCCGCGCCAGCGCCTCGACACCGTGCCGCGCCTCGACACCGTGCCGCGCCTCCACACGCGCCCGCTCCTCGGGGGTCGGGTTCATCGGCGTGTCGTCAGTCATAGGCACTTCATCCCATCGCACGCCTCCCGGAAGCGCCGATGCCACTCCTCTCTCGGGAATGTTCGGGCGTACAGGAGCGCGATCAACTCACCGGCACCGAACCCGCCGCGGCAGTCCCCGGTGACGAGCGCCTCCTGCGGGCCGTACAAGGCCACGTAGACCTCGTAGGCGAGCAGCGAGACCTTCGTGCTGACCCGCGCCCCGCGGTAGACGGGCTGTCGTGTCTGGACCGGGTGTGTCGCCTGCGTGTCGTCGGTCATGACGTCCTCCGTGCCAGCCGGCACGCCTCGCACAGCGGATGCCCGACGGACTCACGGCGCTTGCCACACTGCTGGCAGAGGAGAGATCCGGGACGAGCGGCTCGTGACACCGCAGACAGGGGCGGGTCACTACAGCACCTCGGCCAGGTCTTTGACGTGTCGGATCTTCTCCGCGAGCTTCGCCTGGAGCTGCTCGAGTTGGCCCAGGAGGACGAGCGCCGTCTGCCGGGCGCCGTTCGTCGGGAGATCACGCGGCACGGCGGGTGCCTTCCGGGCGGGCTTCGAGCGCGTGCCCCCCCCCGGTGGGCGTCGGGGGCTTTGCCTCAGAAACCCGTCCTGCCTCAAAAATCGGCGGGCTGCCTCAAAAGTCGTCCCGCGGGTTCATCGGTCACTCCCACGATCCTGGCCCGTCGCCACCAGCAGAACTCGTGGTAGGCGACCGCCCCGGCAACGACAACCGGCTCCGTGACCAGCTCGCCGCACAAGGCGCACCAGGGGGACGGGTTGCCCACAAGACCTAGGTCCCGACCCGCTGCGCCACTATCTCGTCTAGCAGTGAGAATGGCTCGTCGCGGAATGGCGCTTGAAGCGGCCATGTGAGCGGGATGCCCGTCGCCAGCAGGTACTTCCGCTGGTCGTCTGTGTACTTGCGCCCCCTGCTTCGTGGTAGGTCGACGTTCTTGGCGAAGGCGAACCGCCACGTGTCGCCGAAATAGAAGATGTTGACGGCGAGGAGATCGAAGCCACCGACGACGAGATTCGTCGTCACCAGTTCCGTGCCATCCGGGAGCGTGACTTTCCTGCGATCGCTCGCGTCGCATTGGCAGGAGCCTTGGTAGACGTCCGCGACCAGCTTAACCTTGGCCGTTTGCAGCGATTTCACGGACAGGTTCACCGGCATCCCCCGGTAGATGAATCCGAAGTCGCCGGGCCGGGTGCGGTCATGATCGTCATATCGCCGAAGCGACTGGATGCGCGGGTCGGTGAAGAACATCTTCGTCAGCTTGTACTCCGCGACGAAGCCAAACAAATATCCACGCGCACTAGGGCGCGTCGCCAGAACCTCATTAAGTTCGGCACGCGTCACCTGCCAGTCTTCGAGCACTCCCATTCTGAAGTCCCTTCCCGCGTGGATTCGTGCCGTTAGTCTTCACGAAAACGAGGAAGTAGGAGTGGTTTTTTCGCGCGTGCACCTGCCGTAGCAGGCGACTGACGGCGGGACGGTTGGGGCGGACGAGCACGAACAGATCCTTGGCAAAGAACCCCATGCCCTTGAACTCGTTAATGATCTCGACGTGCGTGAGGCGCTGCGTGTTGGCGCTTACCTCGTCCTGGCACTTCACGATTAAGACACCGTGGGGGCGTAGCACACGGGCCGCCTCGCGCCCGGCCCGGAAGTACAGGTCCAGTACGGCATCGTGATACTTCGGGCCGGCATGGGTCTGCTGACCATTCGAGTACGCCGACCGGAAAGCGGCGTAGGTCCCATTTCCGGCCAGATGGCTCGTGGTTCGGCGGAACAGCCCCTCCATGTACGGGGGGTCTAGAACCAGACAGTCCAGCACCGCATCGCGGTAGGGCAGCGCGCGGCAGTCGGCCTGTAGCGGGCGTGCCGCATGGATGGGCTTCATGTCGGACGCCACGACGCGGTAGCAGGACGCCGAAACCTTCTTCCAGAACACGCCGAGGCTGTACGTCACGTCGGCGATCACGGACCCGCACGGCACGTGGAGCGACAGGATTCTCGGAAACAACTCCTCATTGATGCCCGTGTGGGCGGAGCAGAGCAGGTCACTCGTCACGACGCCATCCGGCGACTTGCGCTTCCGCCGTCGAGATCGCGTCTCCGGCGCGGCGCTAGGCGGCATCTGGCGGCGGTTATACCCCCGCCGCGAGTGTGTCGTCAACAGTAAACTACTACGGGTAGGAGACGGGCGGAGATCAGTGCTGCTCATGTGGTGTTCCCGAGTACGGTATCGGCCTCCCGGAGCAGGACCCGGCGCGCCCACGACGAGAAGTCCAGCCGCTCGCGCTCGGCGGCGGCGTACAACCGTTCCTTCTCCGCATCGGGGATGCGCAGTCGGGCTACCTCTTTCTTCTGGGCCTTCGCGCGCTTCACCGCCTTCCGGGCTCGCGGGCGCTTTTCAGGTGGCATGGCTGGCGTCGGGTGCGCGGTGCAGCCCGATCGCGGGTGCCCTTTCTTCGGTTGACCGCACGTCTTGCACTTGGCGGTCGCGCGTGTCTTTGCCATGGTCGTCTCCTTCGCCTGCGCGGCTTCGGTCAGTTCAGCTCGTGCGCCGCGATCCGCTGCCGGAGCGCCGCCACGATCACCGCCAGGTCGGCGAGCCGATCGGCCCGGACGTGGAACGGGCGCACGAGATACCGATTCCAGGGCTGGGCGATCAGGACCAGGATGGTCTGGACCGGCGTGTGGGCGGGCTCCTGGGCCATCGGCGGCCTCCTTCGGTGGTCGCGGCTGGTGGGACACTCCGGCGGCTTCCCGCGCGCGCTGGAGGGCCACGCCGTAGGCGAGGGCGTGGCTGTGGGCCAGGTGCATGGCGAGCGCCGGGACGGTCGGCCACGCGGTCCGGCAGGGGGCGAGGGGGCACCTCACGCCTGCGATTCCTTCCAGCGGATGGCTTCGGCCTCCAGCTTGGTGATGCCGCCCACCGAGACCGCGATGAGCGCGCCCTCGAGGGTCTCGACGGGGAGCTTGGCCATCGCCTCCGAGCTGGTGACGCCGAGGAGCTTCTCCGCGACGGCCCGGCGACCGTCTGGGTCCAGCCCGGCCAGCGTGGCGCGGATCATCGCCAGGGCCGCGCCGCGGCGATCGGGCGGTGCCCCGGCGGCCGGTGTCGTCGTGGGCGTCGCCTGGCCGGCCGCCCACGCCGCCAGCTGTCGGCCCAGGTCCTCGTCGATCGGCCGGTCCTGGGGGACCATCGCGTCGAACGGCTCGCGCATGTCCGAGATCGAGAGATCCGGCGTGCCTTTCGAGTGCGGCGGCAACATCAGCGTGAACAGCGTCTCGAACGCGACGCGCTCGCCCGCGATGGGCTGCCAGCCGAGATCGATCCATTTGCCCGCGGGCGTGATCTTGATCTTTTCTTTCGCGCGGAAGCAGAGGATGACCGGACACTGCATCGAGAGCATCTGGTACACGAAATGGTTCTCCGCCGCCTTCGGCTCGACCCAGGCTGGGGCGTTCATCTTCTCCAGCCGAGCCTCGTCCCCCTTCGCCATTCGACGCGCGATCTCGTCATGCCACTCGAGGATCCCGCCCGGACCATCGTGCATGTGCGAGGCGCTATCGATGATCAGGGTCGCCGGCCTGATCTTCGCGGCCTCTTCCAGCGCCTCGGTGTAGGCAGCGGGGCGAAACGGGGCCGCTAAGTCACAGGCCACGTACGTGAATGTATCGGCGTACTGATGGCCGCGCGGCCCCTCGGCGTTGATCATGGCGACCGTGCCGCCCTGGGCGAGGCCGAGCGCGAGCCGGTGGGCGCTCATGGTTTTCCCGGATTTTGTCGGACCGGCGAGCCCGATGATCAGCGGAGTGTTCTGGCGGACAGCCGGGCGGAAGGTGTGGCTCATGCGTCGCCTCCGTCGGTCGCGACGGGCTCGCCGTTGACCGCGACGACCTGGCCGTCGTCGATGACGACGCCCACCTTGCCGGAGGTGTCGACGCGCTCCAGCCACACCTGATAGTCGTGCGCGCGCGCCATCTCCGCGATCAGGGCGAGATTGTCCGGATCGAGGAAGGAGCCCTCCTTGATCCGGATCACGCGGAGCTTCGGGTTGGCCGCCATCGCGATCGCGACGCCCACGCGGATCTGCGCGGAGGTTTCGGCCTGGTCGAAGGGCACGCCGTCGAAGGTGACGCTGCCCTCGCCGAACCCGAGCCCGGGGACCGGCATGGCGGCCGTCGTGATCGCGTCCGCCTTCGCCCGGCTTCGGGCGGCCATCGTCTCCGTCAGCTCCCCGGCCTGGGTCGCGCGGCGGGCGACGTCGGCAAGGAGCTGCTCGCGTCGGGTCCGCGCCTCGACGTGACGATTCGTCGCCTGGGCGATGGTCAGCTCGGCGCGGATGCCGTCGACGTCGACGGGCGCGGGCAGGGGCTCGGCGGTGGCGAGCTTCCGTGTGAGGTCTGCGGCCAGCCGCTCCAGGTCCGCCGCCTGGGCGTCGACGGCGTCGGCCTCCGCACGCAGGCTGACGGCCCGGGCGCGATGGGCCGCAGCACGGCGTCCCAGATCGTGCCGCTCCTGGTCCGCCTGCTCGCGCCGACCGCGCCGCGTCTCGATGTCGGCGTTCACCTTCGCCGCGTCGGCGATCCGGTCCATGAGCGCCGCGGTGTCGATCGGCTCCTGCGGCACGCCGGGCGGGACCACGATCCCGTCGGCCTGGGCGCGCAGCGTCTTGATCTCACGGTTGAGGTCCGCCCGCCGATCGAAGTCCCCGCGGTTGAGCGCGTCGAGCTGGTCGACATCGACCTCAAGCGTCACCAGCCGGCGGAGCGTCTCGAATTGCTCGCGCGGCTCCTGGCTGACGAAGGCCAACGGGTCGAACGTCAGGGCGCCCAGCAACGCATCGAGGATCCCCTGGGGCGACGTGTAGCGCGCGCCGTCCGCCTTCTCGACCGTCAGCGTCGAGCCCGCCGGCGTGAAGCGCCGTTCCACGATCAGCTCGCCCAGGTCGAGCCGGATTCTGGCCTTCGTGGCGCCCTTCCGGATCGGCACGGCCTGGATATGCTTCGTGCCGGCGAGTGCCCACCAGATCGCATCCAGGACGGAAGACTTTCCCGCGCCGTTGCGCCCCGTGATTTCAACGAGTTCGCCGGTCGGCGTGATCTCCACGGCGCGCAGCTTCTTCACGTTCTCCGCGGTGAGTTTCAGGATCTTCATCTATCGCTCCTTCCCGAACAGTTGATCAGCGAGCGGGCTACCGTCGTCGATGGCGGACGCCCCTGGCGGCGGCTGATAGGTCTCCCGCATCTCGCGCTCGAGCCAGCGCGCCGCTTCCCACGGCGGCACGTCCGCGTAGCATGTCGCCGTCGGATAGCCCGGCCACACGTTGCGCGCGACGCAGTCGCGCCAGAGCCGGAGCGCGTACTCGACCTTGCGCTGGCCGATCTCCTGCGCCTCGGGACAGAGCCCGATGACCGAGAGCGCGTAGGGCGCGAAGCTCTCCTGGACGATGAAACGGAACGTGAGGTTGGCGATGCCCCGCAGCGCCCGCAGCCCGCGCAGGTAGAACGCGCACTGGACGTCGTAGCCCATCGTGAAGAGCGTCCGCGCGAAGACGTCCGGATTCGCGCTCGCCTCGGTGGTCTTGTAGTCGTCGATCACGCGCAGGCCATCGTGCAGCCAGTCGAGCCGCGCCCGGCACCAGAGGCCGTCCTCCTGCCAGATGAGCGTCTGCTCCGGCTTCCCCCCGGCCAGTGGGCGCGGCGTGTCGTCGTGCGCGTCGAGCTGGCGCTGCGCCGCGAGGGCCATCCCCTGGACGTCGCCCCAGCGATCGGCGAGGAGCGGAATCTTGCCTGCGGCGCGCGCGGCATCGCGTGCTTCCTTGGCCGCCTTGGTTCTCCAATCCGCGGCCTCGATGATCGCGAAGCCGGACTCGCCCTCCAGAAGATAGGCGTGCGCGGCGCGGCCCAGATCGAAGCGCTCGCTGTCCTCGTGCTCGTAGGCGGGGTTGAGCCGCGGATGCGCCCACCAGGCATGCTGCGCCGAGTAGCTCAGGAGGTCGCGCGCGATCGACGACGAGAGGGACGGGGTTGGCGCGGGGTCAGCATGATAGTCAGCCGCACTGATCTGATAGATGCCGGGGGTGTCGATCATCACGCCACTCCTTTCGTCTCGACCGTCCCCAGCCAGCGCGCGAGCGGCATGGTCTGCGCGCTCGTGCAGGCCGGGCAGGTCCGGTAGTCGTCGGTGAAGATCGCCTCGCACTGCACGCAGATCCACGAGCGCGCCAGGCGCAGGTAGGCCAGCGCGAGGACGGGCGGGTCGTGGACCTGGGCCAAACGAGCCTCGAGCTGCTCGCGGAGGTTCATGGCCGCTGGACTCCACTCCCCTTGAGTTCACTCTCGATCCAGTCGAGCCGTCTCACCACCTCGGTCCGGTGACGCCACCAGGCGACCCAGAGCTTCCGCATCACCCACGGGAGCGACTCCCAACGAATGTGGAGATGGACGATCTGTGTGCAGGTGTCCTCTTTCGGGTTGCCGCGCAGAGTCAGCACGACGCGATCCGGGAATACTCGACAGTCGGGGCTGGCGACTTCCGCGTGGAACAGGTTCAGCACACGCTGCTTGCTCATTCCGCGCCTCCGATCGCCCGCACGCGCTTCAGCACGATCTCCAGCCTCTCCGCAAACTCCTCATGCCACGCCTGCGTGTATCGGCCGCGCCGCAACTCGCCGATCACGTCGAGCAGCTCCTGCTCCGCGAGCGTCGCCTCCACGACGCGGATCGTCACGTCGGTCATGGGAGCGTCACATGGTTCAGCGCCTCGTCGCCCCAGGTGTCCCAGCCGAGCCGCTGGGAGCGGGCGAAAAGCTCGAGTCGCGGGGCCGGAGAGACACGCTCCACGAGGTCGTAGAACGCGTCGGGCTTCACGGAATGCGGCGTCCGCGGCCACAGCCACAGCGTCGGCTGCGGTGCCATCGTCGTGAGACGAAGTGACCCGCGCACGCAGAACAGCCAATGCTCAGTCGCGCCACGGAACCAGTATCCGGTTTTCATCGACGGTCGGCCAGCTGGTGTGATCTTGCCCCATGTGCAGATCGTCTTTGGCGTGAATCCCCATGCCCGCGCGACATCGTGGGCCTCGTACATGAAGGCGTTGGTCGCCCACAGGTAGAGGTGGGCATGCGGCTCCGACAAGTCCGCGATGGCCAGAGAGCAGAGGTCCGCGATGGACATCGGCTGATAGCGCCCAGCGATCCCTACCCCATTAAAGGGGCTCCGAAAACTGTTTGGCCGGTGCGTCGCGCTCGCGCGCAACGTCCCGCCGTCCGTCGCGTCATACGGCCACGGCGGGTCCGCCACGATGGTCCGATACCGTTTCGCGCTCATGCAGCGTCCGTCGCACATCTCGAAGCAGTAGGACGTGCAGCGCACGTCATCCGTCGCAGTCCACGCAGCGATACCGCGTCCCGCGCACGATCACCATGGCCGCGGCGCGCCGGCAGTCCGGGCAGGTGACGGTCTGCTCTCCCAGGAGCACGAGCGCGCTCCCGTCCGGGCGGACCGTGACGAACAGGGACTCGCGGATCTCGCGGGGCAGGGGCGGCGCGGCCTGGGAGCGGCAGGCGGTCATCGCGCCGATCGCCGCCGCTCTATCAGCATGACTCGTCGCAGAAGTATTCGAATCACCATCAGCACGTCCTCTGTGCGTTGCGTAAAGTGCCCGCCGCTTGATGCGTACTCGATCTGATCAAGCGCATGCACGAGAGCCCCGACATCGCTTTTAAATCCCTGTCGTCTCTCCGCGTTCATTCCGCCACCAGGGCCAGCGCGCCATACGCCCCCACGCACGCCAGGGCCAGAAGCGCGGCCAGCAGGGAGTCCCGGAGCGCGACGCGGGGTGACTGAGGGTCCCGCGCCGCGTTCCGCCCGCCGCGGAATTGCGGCGAGGTCATGCCAGCCCTTTCTTGGCTTGCCGATCGAAGTCTACGAGCGACCACTTGTCCTTGCCGCGCAGCGCGTCCATCGCGGCGAAGTGACAAAAGCAGCAGCAGCCCTTCTGCCATTTGCCGGCCTTGCTGTCGCACGAGCAGTTGGCGATACGGCAATTCGGGAAGTGCTCGACCGCTTCCCGGAGAGCGCGATCGATGCTCATCGGTCCATCTCCTTCACCACGCGGCCGAAAACCCACGCGGTCAGTACGGCCAGGAGAGGCCAGAGCAGGAGCCAGCGCATCAGCCCCTCCCCAGCACGCGGAGCGCGAGCACGCCGAGCAGCGCCACCACGGCGCCCACCTCGACGCCGAGCCAGAAGGTCAGGAGCGGCACGGTCTCGCAGGTCGTCATCAGATCGTGCATCCCCGGCGATGCCGGATGACGAGCGACGACCGCAGCCGCGCCCCGCAGTGCGCGCAGAGGGTCGCGCGACCGAGCGGGAACCGGAGACGGCGCTGGCGAGCGCGGCGACGGGCGCGGTGCTGGTGCTCGTCGCCGAGCGCGCACTCGGCGCACGGCACGTCGTCGTCGAGCTGGACGGCGAGGCGGGGGCGGATCACCGATCCGGCCCGCCGTCGCCGTAGTGGCGCTCGCCCCTCAGCGCGTGACCCAGCTCGTGCGCCAGCGCGATCGTGTCGCGCTCTTCCACCACGACCCAGGGCGTCCGGGCCGACGGCAGGCTCGCGCAGGACGTCGGCGCGTAGAGCCGCCCTTGCTGCATCGCCTGCGCCGTCAGGAGCGGCGCCGAGGCCCCGCGCTGGGCGCAGAGGTTCGCGGCGACCGCCTCGGAGCGGGCGATGTAGATCATCACCCCGTGCCGCTGCTCGACGCGGTAGTCGACCCCATCGGTCAGCGCCGCGCAGCCGGTGAGGGTGGCGAGGGCCAGGATGAGGGCGCAGCGGGTGGTCATGAGGTCACTCCTTTTCTCAGCAGCAGCATTTCCAGCCACTCGACGCGCCGCAGCACGGTCTCGAGCTGACCCGCGAGCTGGACGGCGCCCGTGTAGTCCGGCGCCGCGCAGTAGGTCTCGTAGTCGGCGCGGATGCGGTCGATGTCCTCGCGCGTGGGCCAGGAGGCGGCCGGTCTGTACGTCATGCCCTCATTCCCTGCAAGAGGGTGCCAAGCTTACCGGACAGCCTCTTGTAACATTCGCGCATGAGCATTCTCGCCCACTTCCGCGCTGCACAGTCTCCGACCACTGACAAGTCTTGGCGGCGAGGTGGCACGACGGGTCAGGCTGGCACGAGGCGGGACGTTACTTCGGCTTGGTGTCGAAGCTCGCCTTGCAGCCGTCGTCGATCTGCACGCCGGCCGGCACGCCCTTGTCGGCGTTCAGGAACAGCATGTTCACCTTGGCGCCGGCGTACACGCCCGAGAAGCACGTCACACTCGCGTCCTTCTGCTTGGCGAGCGCCGCGAGCTGCTCCGGCGTCATGCCGGCCAGGGCCGAGGTACAGGCCGTCAGCGCGAGGGCGGAGAGCAGAACGAGTCCTGTCGTGACGCCCATCACGTCCTCCCTCCGTTCGTCGTATCCGTCGCGCGCTGCGCCGATCGGAAGTTGGCGAACCAGAACCCGATGATCCCGCCGAAGATGCCGATGTACGCCTCGGCGCCGATCAGCTCGGCCCAGAAGCCGTAGAGGAACCCGCCCGTGAGCGCGAGCGTGACGACGCCGCGCACGGCCTGATTCAGCTTGTCGACGCGGCCGGTCGGGTCCATGTCATGCCCTCCAGTTCACGGGGTCCAGGGGCGGCACTCGTAGACGAGATCCTCGCCCGCATCGAGGCGTGGCGCCACGAGCCGAGCGAGCGTCTCCATCGTCTCGTTGTCCAGGCGTAGACAGCCATAGGTCGCCCGGAGCGTCGACCCCGCGCCGAGGTCCCCTCCGTGGATGCCCAGCCCCCGGCGCCCGTTCTGCCACGCCACCAGCGCCTCGCCGCCGACAGGCGCCAGCGACAGAAAGAAGGGCCCGTAGGAGCGCGCCGGGTGCGGGTCGCGCACGAGCGTCCTGCAGCGGTAGACGCCGTAGGGGTGGTCACCGTGGCTCTTGGTCGGGTCCTCCTGGACGTTGCCGTGCGTGAGCGCGCCAGCGTTGTCGGCCTCCCCGCGACAGCGGACGGGGCCGAGCAGCACGCCGGTGTCGGCGAGGACCTGGAACTCTCCCTCGGCTTCCCGATCGAGCGGCAGGCGGGCGAGGAGCTTCACGGCGCACTCTTCGGCGGCACCACGGCCGTGCAGGCGGAGATCGAGCCGTTGATGTTCGCCACGTCACCGCCGAGCTTGTCGATCACGAGGTTGCGGAGCCGCGTGCACCCCTCGTAGGTCTGCGCCTCCACCGTCGTCGTCACCTTCCCGCCGAAGCTGGTCAGGTGGAGGATCAGCACGAAGACCCAGAGCGTCATCGGCCGGTCACGAAGGCGGCGAGGAGGCCCGCGCCCGCCTTGATCGCGCCCCAGACGACCCCGAGCACGACCGCGCCGCCCACCATCGCGTCGCGCCAGCGCTCCAGGACGCGCACCCGGCCGGAGTAGTCCTTCAGCTTCGCGGTCAAGTCCTGTCGCCAGCGGATCTCGTCCTCGTGGTGCTGCTCCACCATCCGCAGGAGGGCCCGCAGCTCCGCCCGCAGCTCGCCGAGGTCCTGTTCGCTCATTCGAGCCAGTCTCCGGGGGGCTTGGTCCGCCAGAGGTAGTACGTGACGAGGATGAGCCCGATGAGCCCGAGCCCGAGGTAGGGGTCCACTACGTCACCGCCGTGGTGACGGTCAGGGAGGCGGGGCGCGTGAGGCGGCCGGTAATCGCGGTGACCGCCGCCGCCGCGATCCCGGCATAGAACGCCGCCGTCTGCTGCCGATCCGCCTGGTCGAGCGTGCCATCGGGCAGCGGGAGCAGGCCGCGCCACGCCAGGCCGACGTGAACGCCCGAGGCGCGCTTCTCTCTCGTGTCGAGATTCATAGCAATGGCGCGTTCATCACGGCCCCGTGCCGACTTCGCCCTTATCGAACGTGGTGGCATCGTCGCTCACGGTCGCCTTCTGATGCACTGTCGCGGCGTCGTCGCCATAGAGCGAATACTGCGTGGCCGTCTGCGTCACGCGATTCCGCCATGCCTTGAAGACGTAGCCGATCTTTGCCGCGAGTGACGCGGTCGCGGCGGGCGCCGCCTGCCCTGGTTCGGCATACGTGTCGGTCGCGAGCGCGTCGACCACCTCCGCGTTCACGTCGGCCTTCTCCTGCGTGCTCAGCGCGACGTTGCCCGTCTTGGCGCCGATGTCCGCGTCCATTCGTCCGCCGACCAAGGCCGCAGGAATCCGCCCGTCCAGCGTCGTCCCCGTGTCCACGAGGATCGCCGCCGTGTCGGTCTTGATCGTGTCCAGCGTCGCCGTAGTGGCGCTCCCAGCGACATGCGTCACGTCCACTTCGGGCACGCCCACCGTGGTGGGCGTTGCCACCGCTGTTCCGAGCCACTGCGCCACGTCCACCTGCAAGGCATCCGCGCCGAAGAGCGAGTCCCACACGTTGGCCGGCACCACCATGTACGTGTGCCGGACGACGAGCGCGCCGGTTTCGGCCACCACGAGATCAAGCCGCCCGAGCGTGCCGGTGTCCGTCGCATCGACGGGGCAGTCGTACATGCCCAGCTCGTCGTGTGTGCAGGACGTGGCCTCGGTCTTCTGCGCGATGTTGCCGCCGTTCTTGGACAGACGCACGTCGGCCTGCGCGATAGTCAGCGCGGTCTCGGCGGTGTTCCCATCCGTCGAGTCGACAAACGGGCCGATCTTGAGGGTCACTGCGGTCGATTGTTTGAGCCAGCCGTCCATCTAGGCCATCTGCATCTGTCGTCGTCGTTGGTACACGATGGGGATGGAGAGACCCACCCCCGCCGGCACGAAGTACCGCCGCGGGACGCGGGGCCGGAGCACGGCGTAGGGCTCGGTGTGGAGCCAGAGCATATGACTGGCGGGCTGCGCCACACGCCACACAAATGTCTGCGTGAAGTCTCCGGCCATCGAAGTGTTGTCGAACGTGCCATAGCCCCACCACGGGCTCGTGGTCTGCGCCGATTCTTGGGCCGTCGCGTTTGTGGCGCTGCCATCCGATCGCCCGTCGAGCCACGCCGTCCACGTATTGCCGGCCCGGCTGGCGCCGACCGCATGAACCGTCGTGGTGTCGGCGATCGCCGTGTTGCTCGTTAGAATCGCGGCGATCCACGGGATGTCGAATTGCAACTGGTTAGGCGATGCAACGTCGGACGGGCGGAAGTAGAAGTAGAATTGTCGTTGCGTGGTGGTATTCGTCCAGCGCGAGTAAATCGGGATCGCCGCAGTCCCACCAGGTATGGTATTGCGCCGGATGCGCGCCAGCACCGTCCAATTGGCGGTCAGATCCTCGAATGACGCCGGCAACTGGATGCCGTCACCCACGGTCCGCGCCGTCAGGGCAAATCCGTTCGCGTTGATGACCCATCCGCTCGTGCTAATGACAGTCTCGCGACGACGCCGCACGGCATCATAGACCGGCCCCGCCGATTCGTCGAAGAGCCACAGCCCGATGAGCCCCTCGGTCAGCGGATGCCCCTCTCTAATCTCCGCCGCCCCGAACGGCGGCTTGACGCGGGGGTCGCCGTCCCAGGTGAGTCCGCTGCGCCGCACTACTGAACCTCTTCAAAGATCGGGTCGAGCACGACGTGGATCTCCGCCGCGTCCGAGTGCATCGCCGCGCCGCTGTCGTTCAGCACGACCAGCGAGCCGTACCGCTCACTCGGGTAGAGGCGCCCGATCACCTCGATGATCTGGACCGTGGTCGTCGCCTGCGCGGTCACCACGCCGACACCGATGTGCTCCAGCTGACGCACGGACGCCGCGGCGTTGGACGAGTAGCCGGTGTAGGCGCCGTCCGCGCCGCTCACCCCGCCCGCGTTCGCCGTCCCCGCCGTCGCGGACCCGGACGGCGCCCACCAGAAGTCCATGATCTCGCCCGCCACGACCCCGGCCGCAAACTCCAGCGCGGCGCGCACGGCATAGGCTGGGGCACGGACGGCGCCGAGATCCACCTTCGTGGACTGACGATAGGCGGCATCCGCCACGCTGGTCATGTCGAGCTGGACGAGTGTTGGCGTCCCGACGCGCAGATCGTTGGCGGCTGCGGGGCCGAAGTCCGTCACGTCGCGGAAACAGATCTGTTTCGGCGTACCATTTTGTTCGTCGAGGAGGATCTTGTTCGCCATGGCTTAGCTCACCAGCGCCTGCGCGCAGTCGGAGTGACTGACGCCCACACCGAACAACTGCTCGGCACGGGAGCCGATGCGCGTCAGGCGCGCGATCAGATTGGTGCGCGTCGTGGACGGGTTCGGGAAGAGGGCCTTGAGGATCGCCTGGATCTGCGCGTCGGCCACGTCGACGGTTCCCGCCGAGACGAGCGTTTTGTAGATGTCTTTCGCGGTGGCAGACAATCCGTTGTACTCGGCGGCATCGGTTGCGGCGATGATCTCCCAGGTGCCGACGAGCCCGCGCGGAACGCTGATCGTCGCGCGCGGCTCATTGAGCAGGGCCGCGAGCGCCCCGGTGCTGCCGCTGGCGACGTGCGGCGCGTAGCCGTAGGCGTTGGGGTCGGTCGTCAGCTCGGTCTTGAGGGCCGCGAGTGTCAGGGCCACGCTACGCCTCCACCGCCGCCCGGAGGCGGGGCATCAGCCGAGCCGCGCGCGCGTGGCGGCCAGGTCCGCCGCCACGGCGTCCCGGAGCGCCGTCTTCTCGGCGATCTCGGCGTCGAGGGTGGCCAGCTCCTGGACCCGTCGCCGCACCGTCTCGGCGTGCCCGGCCGTCTCGCGTGCTGCGTGCTGCGCGCGCGCCGCGTCCTGCTGGTCCTCCTGCGCGGCGAACTCCTCGGCCGACTCCCGCATCCGCCGCTGGTTCTCGGCCACCACGCCGTCAGCCTCCCGCCGCGACAGCTCCGCCCGCGCCCGCTCGGCCGCCGCCTGCGTCCGCGCCTGCTCGGCCGCGGCGTGCAGCGCGTCCCGGGTGCCGGTCAAGCTCCGGATCTCCGCCTCCAGCGCGATCGCCTCGTCGTAGATGTCCCGCAACTCGATGAGACCGCCCAGGCCCTCGATGATCTGGTGCAGCGCCGCGCGGCGTTCCTGCTTCATGGCTGAGCCTCCCGGAACAGCACGCGGACGGTGAGCTGCGTGTCGGCGCCCCCGTCCTTGACGACGGGCCAGCAGTAGGCCGGCACGTCGGCCAGCCGGTGGAGCGTCCCCGGGGCGAGCGTCGCCACGGGCACGGCCTGCGCCAGGTCGTTCACGTTGGCGCCGAGGAGCAGCAGCCGCGCCCCGGCCCAGGTGCCCCACGCCTGCGCCACGGCGCGCCCGGCCGTCGTGAGGCAGACCTCGCCCGTGTCCCCGGCGCCGAGCGGCCCCCATTCGGCCAGGCTCGCGCGCCCGAGTGCCGGCTCGTGCAGCCATCGCCGCTTCACCATGTCATGCCTCCCTCAGGCCGGGTAACGGGCCCACACCTCGAAGGTCCGGGCGGCGGCTTCGGCCGACCCGGACACGAGGCGGAGTCGCTTGAAGTTGATCGGATAGAGGCTCGTCGCCTTGCTGGCGGCCGTCTGCGTCACGTCCGAGCCTCCGGACTGGAGCGCGCAGTAGGCGTCCTCGCTCGGGCGCTGGACCTGGACCGTCACCGTCCCGGTCAGCGCCGCGGGGCCGAAGAGCATGAGCGAGTGCGCGCCGTCGGGGACGTCGATCGCGGCGCTCGCGGTCTCGCCGCTCGCGATCACCAGGTCGTGCAGGCGCGTGAGCGTGCGGGCCATCAGCGGTCCGCCAGCGCGCCGCGCTCGAGCGCGAGGTCGAGGAGGGTCTGGAGCGACCGCGGGCGCGTGAAGGGCGGCGTGCCCGCATACCGGGCGCCGACGTTCGGCAGGAGCGTCTTGGGCAGCGCGCCGAGGACCGCGCCCGTGCCGCCTTTCATCTCCGACAGCATCCGGGCAGCGTCGAGCATCGAGCCGCGCCCCCAGGCGGGCTTGTCCACGGCCCCGACGCCGCCGCCGCGCGTGACGGTCTGCGCGAGCTTCTCGAAATTCCCCGGCCCGAGTTTGTTCCGGAGCCACGCCATCGTCCTCGGGTCCTTCACGGCGCGCTGGAGCACCTCCATGCGGAGCATCCCGTTGTCGTCGATGAGGCCTGGGCGCCCGAGGAGACGCGAGAGCGCCGTGCCGCGCGCGTAGGTCTGCTGCGCCTGGTCCCAGAGCGCGAGCGCCAGCGAGGGCCGCGCCGGACCCGCCGCGCGCGCCGCTGGCGTTTCGCCGCGGCCGACGAATCGAGCCCCCGGTCGGGGTCCCGGAATCTCGCGGGCTGTGGTGGCGGCCGTCTCGAACACGAGCGGCGGGCGAGCCGGCGCGGTCGCGGCGGGCGCCGTGAGCTGGCGCGCGGGCGAGGCCGCTGCCTCGAGGGTCGCCTCCACGGCCTCTCGCGGTGTCTCCCGCACGGCGGGCACGCGCGGGATCACGGCGCCAACCTCCGGCAGCGTGCCAGCCTCGAAGCGACGCGCGGGGCCCGCGACGCTCTGACCGCCGCCGGGAGGCAGCGCCCGACGGCCGGCGCGCTCCGTCATGCCGGCGGCCGTCGCTTCGATTCCTTCCGCCATGCCGCGCTCGGCCCGGGCGATCCCGCGGCGAATGTCGCGCGCCACTTCGCCGTAGAGTTGGCGCTGGTCGATGCCCTGGAAGGTGCGGTCGAGCGGGTTCCTGCTGAACGCTCGAGCCCCGATCTCGCTCAGGCGGTCGTTCGCCTCGCGGAGTGTCATCGCTGAGCCGCCGAGCGACAGCATCTCGAAGCGCGCTGTCGGTCCGATCACGCGCTCAATCTGGCGGACGGCCGATTCCTTCATCTGCCCGAGGTTCGCGAGTCCGCCCCCCGCTGCCATCTCGCGCACGCCCCCAACCGTCGTCGCCCCCCGGAGCGGCGGCGCGATCTCCCCGACCGTCTCCCCGACCGACCGCACGTCCCGGAGGTTGATCGCGCGCTTCATGCCGGGCAGGGAGCGCAGGAGCTTGTTGGCCCCGGCCCCGCCAGCTTCGCCGAGCGCCGACGTCCCCGCCCCCAGCGCTGCGCCCGTGAGCGCGCCCTCCTCGCCGACGGCCCCGCCGGCCGCGCCGCCCGCGGTGCCGCCGAGGATGCGCGCGAGCCAGGGCGAGACCGTGCCGGCCAGCGGGACGCCGACCTTGGCGGCGCCGCTCACGAGGGGTCCGCCGGCCGCCGTGCCGGCCATGATCCCGGCCTGGAGCGGCGTCTGCGGGATGACGGTCTCGGCGACCGTCTCGCTGAACGGCCCGAGGCTCACGGGCGAGAGCCCGGTGTCCGCGGCGGTCTCGATCCCCTTCGCGAGCTGCCTGGTGAGCCACTGCGCGCCGGTCTCGTAGCCCTGGCCCAGGCGGCGCAGGAAGGACGGCGTGTCCTCCGGGCCGCTCGGCGCCGCCGCGGGTGTTCCACGTTCAACTTCTGAACGCACGCGCGCCAGCACCTCGTCCGGCGTCGGATTCGTGCCAGCGGGCGGCGTGACGCGGTACACCTTGCCGTCGGGGCCGGTGACGCGGTAGGTGGGCATCTACTTCGTGACCTCGATCGTCCAGCCGCCGGAGGGTTTCCCGCCGCCCTTCATCGCCTCCGGGCGCGTCCCCGTCCGCGAGGCAACCTCACGCACGAGGTCGCGCAGGCCCTGGATCTTCTCGACGATGACCTCCGCGGTGTCCGGGATCGGCGCGAACGTCGGCTGCAGCGCCCGGGCGCGCTTAATGTCGCCCTCATTCAGCGTGCCGACTTCACCGAGCGCCCGGACGATCAGCGCCAGCGTGCCCTCCAAGCGGCTGTGGAGCGCCGTGAGTTGTGGGTCCGCTTGCCCGTAGATCTTCCAGAGCTGCGAGGGGATCGCCTTGAAGCGCTCGAGCGGGCCCGACGGCGCCCAGACGCCCTTGAGGTCGCGCTCCATCGTGTCGATGATCCCGAGCACGCCGGCCTGCGCGTCCATCTTCGTGCGTTGCGCCGCGGTCAGGGGCGTCGTGCCCTTCACCGCGCTGCGCGGCGTCCCGAACGGCACGCCGAGCGCCCCAGCCTCCTCCGGCGAGAGCGGCGCTTCGATGCGCGGCTTCGGCGCGCCCGGCCCGCCGGCCCTCGGCGCCGACGGCGCCCCGGCCTTCGGCGCGGGGACCACAAAGGCGCCGGCCCCGAAGGCGCCCACGCCCGGCACGCTCACCTGCCGGGCCACGTCCAGGTACGCCTTCCGGTACCCCGGCATGGTGGGCGTCCAACCGGCTTCGGCCAGGGCCCCGGCGATGTCCTCGCGCGTGAGGGCCGACTTGCTCTCCGTCGCGCCGATTCCGAGCGGTTTCGGCTCGCCGAGGATGTTGCCGGCATCGTCCGTGATGACCGCGAAGGTGTCGCCCTTGCCGGGGCGCAGCTCGACCTTGAGCTTCGGCCCGCCCGAGGCCAGCTCCCGGCCCGTCCGCTTGCCGACGAGTTTCGAGCCGGCGGGGAGCGCCATCGCCTCTTCCGGCTTCATGAGGTCCCCGATCGCCGCCTCAGGCTTCACCGTGCCCGTCCGGACCATCCGCGCGAGGAACTGGAGGCGCGGGTCCGTCGACTCCTCGATCGACGTCACGCCCGGCGTCGGCTGGCCCGTGAACGCGCCGCCCTCGACGTCGCCGAACGGGACTGCGCGGCGCGTCGTGCCGAAGCGCTCGATCTCGGTGGCCGCGGCGCCCGCGCGCTCCCGCTCCCGCCCCGTCTTGATGCTCTCGCTCCAGAGCGGGAACGTCGCCGTCGGGATCCGCCCCATGCCCGGCGTCCGGTACTCCGGCGGGAGCTGCTCGGGCGTGATGAAGCGGGCCGCCTCCTCGCTCTCGAGCCGGCGCCGCAGGAGGTCCTGCTGCTCACGCTGGATCCGCTCCTGCGCCAGCGCGCGCTCGAACTGCTGATTCAGCGAGCGGCCGCGCAGAACGACGTCGCCGGCGCGGAGGAACGATTCGCCGGTCGGGTTCCAGGGGTCAGCCATAGATCGGCGTCCCCCACTGCGTCATGCCGGTCTGGCGGGGCTGGCGATAGGGCGTGCTGTAGATGCTCCCGGAGGAGCCGACGCCGTAGCCGCCCGCGGAGGTGCCGGGCTGCATCGTCGGGGAGGGCTGCCCGTAGGGCGAGGTGCCGTAGGGCGACCCCGCGCCCTGCCCGCCGCCACCCATGCCGCTCATCGCCCCATAGGTCGCCCCGAACGCGCTGATCCCCGAGTTGACCCCGGCCTCGGCGGCCGTCGGCGCCGTCCGGCGGTCGCGCCAGTCCTGGTAGGCCGCCTGCGTCAGCGGGTTCCGGAGGAGCTGCTCGTCGATGCCGATCGTCGAGCCGATGTTCTCCCGCTGGAAGCGCGTGATGTCCTCGATGCCGCCGAGCGTCCGCTCCCGGCCCCCGAGGTCCACCTCGCGCAGCAGGTCCGAGAGGCTCCGCGCCTCGCCGAGCGCCGAGGCGCGCCGCTGGTCGGCGGTCGCCCGGGCGCCCATCCGGAAACGGAGCAGCGCCTCGTTCGTGAGGTCCGCGCCGCGGCCCTGGCCGACGAGACCCACCTTAGACAACTCGTCGCCGACCCCGCGCATGTACTGCTGCTCCATGTAGCGGGTCAGCTCGTCGTCCTCGGGGCTCCGCGCGATGTCGAGGGCCTGGCCGATGAACGGGGAGAACTTCTTACCGTAGTCGGCCGCGTAGCCCCGATCGGGGCGCGCGAGCAGCTCGTCGAGGAGCGCCTGGATGTCCTTGTTGCGCCCGAGCCCGAGGTCCTGCAGGCGCGAGCGCGTGGCCGAGAGGTTCTTCAGGGCCTCGATCGAGTAGGGGTCCTGCTTGAACCGGGCCCCGGCGCGCTCCCGGGTCCCGTAGGCCGCCGCCCCGCCCGCGAGCGCTGCCGCCGCCAGCCCGCCGATCACCGCCATGTCAGGACTCCTTGGCCATCAGGTGGCCGACCATCCGCCAGCCGAGATGTTCCCAGAAGGCCACGCCCGGCGCTTCGCACTGGCCCGTCATCGGCACGCCGCGCTCCTCGGCCCACGCGGCCATCGCGGCGTCCAGGCGCCGGGCCACGCCCTGACCGCGGAGCGCCGGGTCCACGTAGAGGCAGACCCCGTGCACGGCCCGCGGGTAGGGACCGAACGGAATCTCGACGTAGGCGGCGGCCCGGAAGCCGCGCGGATGCCGCCCGACGAGCGCGACCCAGACGCGCTGGTCCGGGTGCCGGAGCGCCCCGAGCGCCCAGTCCCCGAAGCCGCGGCGTTCGGCGTCCGGCATCTCCCGGCCCGTGCCGCGCACGAAGGCGGCGTAGAGGTCCACCACGGCGCCCAGATGCCCGAGGTCCGCCAGCGCGATCCGGACGGGCGGGGCCGTCGGCGGCGCGGCCGTCTGGGTCGCCGTCATGCCGCGTCGTCCTGGCCGCGGCGGTCGATCCAGCCGTGGGTGATGACGTACTGGACGTCCGCCGCGCCGCTGGCGCTCTGCCGCGTGCGGATCTGCGCCGAGGTGTTGGTCTCGACGGTCTTGACGGCACTCGGCTGATTGTTCGCGCTCTCGCTCAGGAGATCGAAGGCCGTCGCCGACGGCACCGTATCCGCCTGCGTGAGGGCCGTGGCCAGGGCGAAGAACGTGGCGGTGGTGCTGTTATCGACCGCGAACGTGATGATCGCGCCGAGGACGCGGCCCGTCGGGACGGCGAGCGTGACCGTCGTCGCCGCCGTGCCCGGATTGGTCTGCGCGCCGTCCTGGGACGGCACGCTCCGCACGAACCGATCGCCGGTCTGCGTGAAGAGCACGATCGCCCCGCCCGAGCGGATGATCGAGCCGATCAGCCGCTTCTCGGTGTAGTTGGTCGGCATCGTCGGGGACGAGGCCGAGAGCGAGAAGAGCGCGTCCACCACACCCGTGTCGATGCGCTTGATGAGCCAGACGTGGTAGGTGTCGTTCGCGATCGCGCCCGTGTCCAGGCCCCCCGCGCCAGTGCCCACGGCCCACGCGGCGTCGAGCTGCTTGGTGAGCGCCGCGGCGAGCACCAGGTCGTCCAGGTCGTCGCCGCTCCGGGTCCAGCCCGCGGCGATGTCGATGTCGTTCGTCGGGTCGGTGCCGTTGTTCGAGAGCGTGAGCCCCGCGATGCGCCGGTCGGTGCGCCAGGGTTTCCGCGTGATCTGCAGCCAGTTGCCGGAGCCGAGCGAGTAGAAGGCGATCACGTCGTTGGCCTGCACGACGAGGTTCCGCGCGTCCTGCAGGATCAGGCTCGTCCCGTTGTGCGTCAGCGTGAGACCCGCCTGGAAACGGAGGAACACGGTGACGCCGCTGTTGCGCGTCGAGAGCGCCGTCACGCCCGTCGAGCCCGTGATGAGAAAGACGTTGCCGTCGGTCGGGATCGTCAGGCTCGACGCCGAGGCGATGTTCGTGCCCTGGACGAGCTGGATCGGCGCCCCGCCCGCGCCGCCCGAGTGGGCGTGGCCGGAGGCGGCGAAGACGATGACGTTCTCGGCGAGGCTCGAGATGTTGTCGGCGTCGATGTTCCCGTTGTAGTCGTTGTAGAGGGTCGTTTCGTTCGATGTCACCTGCGCGGGATCGATCACCGTGCCGGCGGTGTACGTGTAGGGGCGCGTGATGAGGGCCATCGCTAGCCGCCGCCCCGCTGGCGCATCATCGTGACCATGCCGGTCACGGCCTCGAGGAGCCCGGGGTTATGCACGAAGAACGCCGCGAGCGACTGCACGAGCATCCCGATCTCGCCGTGGGTCTTCAGCGCGGTCTGCGTCTCCAGCTCGCCCGCGACGGTCACGATCTGGACGAGCGCGACGATGCGCGCTTGCCGCTCGGCGTCGCAGTAGAGGAGCGTGCCCTCGTGCAGATCGATCCGGCAGGCGAGCGCGGCGAGGTCGGCGTTCATGCTAGAGTGCTCCTGCGATGCCGGACGATCGAATCCTTCGCGGCCCCGCACCCTGCCCGTGTGAGCACGCTGTCCGCGCTTTCTTGCCGCGTCTGGTCGGTGGGCTCGCGCGCTGTGACATGTGCGGAATGGAGTTCATGCGCCCGCGGCAGAACGACCTCGACGAGGCCGACCGCCGGAGGCGTGAGGCGCTCCGTGATGCGCTCCAACAGCAGCGGCAACTCAACGCCCTCTACAACCTCTTTCTGGACACGGCGGCGATGACGAATCTTCTGCCCTTCTGGCCGGCTCCCGACGTCGTCGTCCCCGACAACGCCACCGCCGAACTCGTCGAGTTGGCCCGCGCCGGGAAGCGCGCGGAGTTCGACGTTCTGGCCGCCTGCCTCATGCCGCGCGAGCAGATCGCGACGTGCTGGGCGGGGACCCGCGTGCGACTCGGGTTCGGCGACTAGACCCCTCACGGCATCCTCGGGATGACGCGCACCTTGCGGGTGAAGTCCCGAAGCTTCCAGTCCGCCGCGACGTTGTGCGTCAATTGCAGCTGCACCGTGCGCCCCACGATGCGGCTCGTCCAGTTCAGCACGTCCTCCGTGAAGGAGGAGCCGCCCCAGAGGTCGGTATTCCAGATCGCGGAATTCCAGAGCGCGCCCGAGACCGACCACGAGAGCGTGTCCGAGACCGTCGAGGCCCCGGCGTCGACCACGGCCGAGACGCCGACGGAGCCGGTCGCCTCCTTCAGGTAGCCGAAGGCGAACCCGTTCCAGATTTTCTGCCGGAGCTTGTTCTCCGGCGCGTCCTCGGTGACTTCCGCGAATTCCTTGGTGTGGATCTCGCCGACCACCGTCTCGGCGCCGTCCTGGTAGAGCGACGCCTGGTCGAGCTTCCAGACGGTGCCCGCGCCGTCCTGGCAGCCGTAGAGCAGCAGGCCGTCCGCCGGGCCGTCCAGCAGCACGAAGGCCAGAATCGCCAGGCCGTCGTGCGGGCCGTACCAGTCGATCGTGTCCTCGCCCGCGAGCACCGGCAGGAGGTCGCCCCAGTATTGGAGCGTGTTCGTCGAGCCGCCCGTCGTGGCGAAGGCGAGCTTGTAGAAGCCGTTGTGGTAGACCGCGCAGGCGTCGACCAGCTGCGCCGAGGGGATCTTCAGGAGGTCCGGGTAGATCCGCAGGCCCACCTTCTCCGGCGGCCCCACCGAGCGGATCAGGTACACCATCCGGTCGGCGCCGAGGAACAGGAGCCCGAGCGGGGTGTTGACCAGCGTCTTCGGCGACACGCACCCGATGGAGCCCGAGACCTGCTCGAGCGTGGCGTCCACGTCCCCGGCCACGTAGTAGAGCTGCGTCTCGGTGCCGACGACGAGCATCTCGCGGAGCGCGTTCGCCTGCGTGCCGAAGGTCGCCTTGCCGAGCGCCGTCACCGGCTGATCCGCGCGCCAGAACTGCGTGGCGCCGATGACGCTGTCCGAGCCCGCGTCGAAGTAGTAGATGTGCTGTGGGTTCGTCGCCGTGCGCGCCGTGACGAGGCGCTGGCGGAAGATTTCGAGGAACTTCCCGTACTGCGCGTCGGTCGCCCCGGCGCTCACGGACATGTCCGTCCGCGTGGCGAAGTCGCTGCTGATCTGGATCGCCACGGAGCCGTCGCCGGAGGCGGCGTACACCGTGCCGAGGAGCGGCCAGTTCCGGAAGTACCAGTTGACGCTCGTCGGCAGGGCCGTCGGCCCCGTGATCTCGGCGAGCGTACCCGCGCCGTCGTCGCCGACGTAGAGGCGATCGGCCGTCGCCCGGTTGCCGGCGACGATGAGCTTGCGCGTCGCCGCCGTCCAGGCGCGGATGCCGTTGTCGAAGCGGTTGACGCCACTGACCGCGCTCGTGTTGTACGTCGACGAGCCGAGCCGCTTGCCGAGGATGCGGAGACTGCCCCGCGGCGGGTAGTAGTTGCGAAGCTTGCGGAAGCGGTTGTCCGCGATCTGCGTCGCCTCGGTGAAGAGGTCGACGCCGGCCAGGCGCTCGGTGAGGACGACGGACTCGTTACGGGGCACGGCGGTGCGCCTCGAGCGCGTGGGCACGCGGCACGACCGCGAGCCGGCGGGGCCCGTGCTCGGGCACGATGACCGGGCGCCTGGCCCCGTCCTCGAGCCCGCGGAACTCAGCCGCCGTCCCGATCACCTCGAGCTGGGCGAAGTCCTCGGGCGACCACTGCACGGCCGTCCCATCCGCGGTCGCCAGCGCCTTGATCTGCTCCGTGAGCGCCGCGCACTGCTCCGGCCGCACGTCCGCCGCGCAGCGCCGGCAGGCGGGCACGGCGTGATGCTGGAGCGTGTTCAGGCGCAGACCGAGCGTGGCGTACTCGGCCAGCACGATCGTGCGCCCCTCAGCGTCGCGGAGCACGACCGGGGTGCCGCAGCAGAGGCAGCGGACGCGGATCTCGTCGGCCATCAGTCGTTGACCGGCATCGTGAGGTAGATCCGCGGGTCGAGCGCCGAGGGGTGCGTCACGCCTTCGTCCAGGAACACGCGGCGGCGGTAGGTGGGGAGCAGACCGGGCAGCTCGAGCCGGTTGTCCCCATAGAGGATCGCGTACTCGCGCGTGTAGCGGGTGTCGTCCTGGTGGAAGAGCTGCGCCACCTTGACGGCCTGCACGAGGATCTCGTCCGGCGCGTGCGAGGACCAGAGCGGCGTGTCGCCGACCGCCACGGCCGCCGGGAGCTGGTAGTAGTCCGCGCTCACCGTGTACGCCTGGTCGGTCTTGGGGTAGACGTACCACGTCCCCGTCACGGGGTCCGCGACGATCCGCTGCGGCGGGCCGGTGGACGTGTTGCGGTCGGCCTTGGCGATGTAGGTGCGGTAGGTCCACTCGAAGAGCGTCACGATGGAACTGCCCGAGTCCGTGTAGCGCCCGCAGGAGCCGTCCTCGTGCTGGTAGGTGTCCAGGAACGTGCTCGGCCAGTCGGCCGTGTTCGACACGCCGCCCGAGGCGAAGGCGATCGTCGCCGTCTGGCGCTGCCACGGGTACTTGCGCCGGTACTCCGCCTCCAGGAAGCGGTTGAGCCAGGCCAGGCGATGCGTCGCGCTGATCGACGTGTTGCCGGCGAGCTCCGCGGCCTGGTCGATGATCGACTGCGCGGTGGCCATCTACCCCGGAGCCTCCTGGGCGTTCTGCGCCCGCGCGAGCGCCTCGCGGACCTCGTCGTCCGTCACCTGCTCCACGGGTTTCCCGAGCCGCCGGGCGATCCGGCGCCGCTTCTTGTCGGCGTGGAAGTCCGCCTTCTCGCTCCGGACGCGCGCCTGCCGCGCCGCGATCGCCTCCGAGGCGCGCGCGACCTCCTCGAGGATCTCGTCGTTGAGCGACACCATGCGCGCCTGGCACGGGAGGCCCATCTGCACCTCGATCGCCTCCCAGATGTCCGCGGCCGAGGCGCTCGCCGGGAGGTTCGCCTGCACGGTGACCGTCTCCGGCTGCTGCGTGGCGTTCGTCACGCGCTGGAGCGTCACGAGGTAGCGCGGGCGCTGGCGGTGGCGCCAGACGAGGAAGCCGACGACCAGCCCCACCGTCGCGAGCAGGACGAGCGCTTCGCCGATCATGCGCCGCTCACCATGCCGGGGTACTGCGTGCCCGAGATCACGGTCACCTTGTCCTGGTGGACCTTCGGGATGAACTGGTTGATGTACTCCTCGTGCGCCTTCTGGTCGGCGTACCGCACCTCGGCCGCCACGGACTTCGGCAGCCGGTGCCGGCCGGGCGAGAAGTCGAGCTCGACGGCGTGCATGATGTCGCGGCCCTTCTCGTCCTTGCCGATGGGATAGGCCGAGGCGAAGTGGACCCCGCCCTTCATCCGGATCACGACCTCGACGAAGTCCTCGCCCCACTGCTTGGGCCAGTAGTTGAGGATCCGCCACAGATCCTGCTCGCGCTCCGACACGCCGGCGCGCGGCGGGTAGCGCGCGATCACCTTCGCCCACGGCATCACCGCCAGGGCCTTGTTGCCCTTGGCGCGGTCGTAGACCTCGGCCGCGGGCCATCCCAGGCGCACCCACGGGGGCAGCGCGTAGAAGTCGCGCGGCTCGTTCTTCGCGGCGTCGAAGCCGAGCTCGATGTGCTGGTCCATGATCGCCTGAAACGTCCGCTCGTCCGGGTAGTGCAGCTGCTGCCAGAGGGGCGGGGAGCTTGCGCCCCCCGCCGTCCCGGCCGCAGCCCGCTCAGGGGCTGCCATACGTGACTCCTCTCAGGCGCCGGCCTAATAGTTGCTCGTGCACTCCACGCGGCGCAGGTAGTTCTGGTTGCAGATCACGCTCTTGAACATGAGCTTCCAGCCCGCCTTGTGCCGCTGCGCCAGCGGGTCCGAGTCCGACGCGGAGGCCCGCACGGCGTAGGTCTGCAGCGACATGCCGTCGAGCGTCACGACCGCGAAGGCTTCCTTCCCGAGGACCCAGACGACGTGCGTGGTGACGCCCGTCGCCGCGATCGCGGGGTGCTGCGTGCCGGAGGTCGGCACCGTGGTGATGTCGTAGGTCGCGCTGGCCGCGTTGCCCGTGGACACCTGGTAGAGCGTGCCCGACACCGTGCCGGCGTAGACGTTGTAGGTGTAGCCCGTGGTCGAGGGCATCGTCACCCGGACCGCGTGCGTGTCGTTGCCGTCGTTGGCGACCGTCGTCGTCGCCTCCTGCGTGCCCCCGTTCTCGAACCCGGTGGTGGTGTCCACGCGCGTCGTGACCGTGTAGACGGTCGTGTTGGCGACGATCGAGCCGGCCGCCGCCACGTCCGCCGCCGTGGCCGACGCCGCGCCGGTGAAGGTGTAGAGGAAGTTGGAGCGGATCCATCGGACGCCCATCCAGGTGCCGATTTCCCCGTTCATCAGGAGCTGGAGTTTGCTGTACTGCGCCGCCGCGACGAAGGTCGCGTCGGAGGTCAGGTCCTGCTCGACCGAGGGGTCGAGGACGCCGACGAGCAGATCGCCCGAGTACGGCCGCGCCCCGTTGTTCCGGAGGTTGGCGACCGTGGTGCGGATCGTGCCCGTGGTGATCACGTCGCCCGCGGCGAGGTTGCCCCGCGTCGTGTTGCTGGTGCCGGCGTACTGCACGTTGGTCCCGGCCAGGAGGACTTCCTGCACCTCGCGGTCCCGCGTCTCGGCCGCGGCCAGGGCCAGCAGCGCGACGGCCTTCTGAAAGACGTTGTGCTTGATCGTGAGGTTGGCGACATCGGTGATGACGACGACCTGCCCCCACTGCTCGACGGTCGCCGAGACGGTGGAGATCGACATCTGCGTCGAGGCCGGCGTGACGCCCTCGGTCAACGTCGACTGCGGGAGTGCCAGCCGGTCATAGGTCGTGTACTGGAACGTGGTGGACATTTTCGACGGCAGCCGGGCGGGGTCGCCGAGCTGCGCCATCTTGACCTGCTTCTCGGCCACCATCAGGGTCTTGTCCGCGATGTAGGCCGACAGCATGTCGTTGGTGAGGGTGGTCGAGGTCGTGTCCGCGCCGCCCGCGATCGGGAGCAGCACAAAGGCGCCAATCCGCGTCGCCGGCGAGCGCGGCAGGCGCTCGCCGACCCAGAACCAGACTGCCGCGATCATCCGCGTGAGCCACATCATCGTCGTCTCCTGTCTCAGAACGGCGCGTCCCCGAACTGGCGCTCGATCGCCTTCACGCGCTCGGCCGGGGAGCTGATGGCCCCCAGGTCCAGCGGCTCCGACGCGCGAGCGCCCGCCTTGGTGACGGGCCGTCCCCCTGTCTTGCCGGCGCCCCGTCGGGCGTCCGCCACACGGCCGGCGAGCCGGTCCGCTCCCTCGGCCTCAGTGACGAAGTGCTTCGCGTACTTCGGGTGGCCGCGGAGGTACTGGAGCGCGTCCTCGCGGAGCGCCCCCTCGGGGCCGTACTTCTGGCCGAGCAGCCGGACCATCGACTCGACCAGCCGCCGCGGCTCCCCGCGGCTGTACTCCGGGTGGTTCGAGTAGAAGTCGGCCTGGTCGCCGAAGAACTGGATCCAGGACTGGAGCCCCGCGATCTGCTGCTTCTGGGCCTCGATCAGCTTCGTGACGCCGCCGAGCCGGTGCCCGACGTAGCCCCCGAGATGCTGGTCCAGCTCCTTGAACTCGCCCGGCAGCGCCTCGTCGCTCCCCGGCCTCGGCTCCCGCCCCTTCAGC